ACTTGGTTTGAATGCCGAGTATGATGAAATGTTTAAGTTTAGTCCTAAAGACTATATTCTCATTGGTGGTAAACGTGGTGCTGGTAAATCAGTAACATGTGCTAATCTAGCAGTTAATACTAAAAATGCAGGACGATCAGCAATTTACTTCACTATCGAAATGGATAGTAGAAATATCTTGCAGCGTTGTTGTTCACTAGATACAGGTATTGCTTTTGGCAGACTTCGTACAAAAAATCTTAGCCTGCCCGAATGGGATATGGTTGCTAAGTGGTGGGCTGATAGGCGCGAGCACGGAGATTTCCACTATAAAGAGTTTCTAGAAGATAGAGACTTTGATGCATTACACCTAAAACTTACGAGAGAAAAGCTAGTAAGTAATCAAATTCAAATTGTTTATGATCCTAGCCTTACATTGGCAAAGATCAAAAGTGAAGTTGATAAACTAACTAAAAATAATGATGTTGGGGTTATTATTGTAGATTACTTAAATCAGGTAAAGCGCAGTATAGTTCCAGGTAAACAATATGACTGGACAGAACAGATTGAGATTTCTAAGGCATTGAAATCAATGGCTCAAGAATATAATGTCCCTGTAGTAAGTCCATACCAAATTGATGCAAGTGGCGAGGCACGCTTCGCAAAGGGCATCCTCGATGCGGCTGATGCAGCTTTTACTATGAATACTTGGACGCATGAAGATGCATGTATTACATTTGAATGTGTCAAAATGCGTAATAATGAACTTAAAACTTTCACCTCTGAAGTCGATTGGTCTAGCTTGAAAATTGGACCCAAAACAGCACTTTCCCCAAAGGAGAAAGCTGCTACCGAGAAAAAGACCGAAGAAACAGCAGATGAGCCTTGGTAATGAATGTTGAGGAACTGTTAGACACAAAGAAAGTTTACTATATACCTAAGGGAGGAGACTTTGTTGTAAAGTGTCTTAACCCCGAACATAACGATAAAAATCCCAGTATGCGTATTGATAAAGTTACTGGGATTTTTCATTGTCTTTCCTGCGGATTTAAAGGCAATCTTTTTAAACACTTTGGCGAAAAGTCTAATCCGTTTCAGATTAGGCGTGAGCTACTAAAGCAAAAGATTGCACATAAACTATCAGAAAGTATTGGTATATTTAAACCCAACGACTCTATAGATTATGAAGGTAATTGGCGAGGTATTAGTCCCGCCACTTATACAAAATTTGGTGCGTTTGAAAACGCTGCGCCGGAATACATTGGCCGCATAGTTTTTCCCATTACAGACGTGTCTGGGCGTACAGTAGCTTTTGTAGGCCGCCATACTACCATGACACATAATCCTAAGTATATGATTTATCCTCATGGCGCAAAAATGCCCCTCTTTCCACAAGTTTTACCACTAAGAGGTAAAATTATACTTGTAGAGGGGCTGTTTGATATGCTAAACTTACAGGATAAGGGATTGACTAACGTAATGTGTACTTTCGGCACTCGGACTATAACACTAGAAAAACTAGAGTTGTTACGGATGCAAGGCGTAGATGGCATTGACATTTTCTTTGATGCCGATGAAGCTGGACAAGCCGCTGTAGAAAAAGTAAAAGAACTAGCAGAACGTGCTGGTTTAAGTTATAGAAATATTGAACTAAAACAAAACGATCCCGGCTCACTAAGTGAGGTAACAATCTTAAAGCTAAAGGAAAAATTATATGGCTAATGTAGCTATTATCGAGTCGAAAAAGAGTCGTACTAACTATGCGGACTATTTTGACTTTGAGTTTGATCTCTATTCGTTGACCTCTGACCCATACCTAAAGAAGATCCTGAAGAAGGACGTTGATATTCAAATTGACTTAGCTGCTTACGAGTGGGTAATTCTTGTTGGGTCAGAGCCACTAAAATTCTTTACTAAGATTAATTCTATTACCGAATATACTGGTAAGATTGTAGAAGAAAAGTTTATTCCTATTATCAATCCAGCTATGCTTGCTTTCAAGCCAGAAGCTAAGACGATTTGGGAAGAGTCTAAAAATAACGTTATTAAGTACATCACTGGAGTTCTCCAGAAGGTGCAAATTGACGACAGCTCATACAGGGGGATCACAGATGCAGAAGAAGCCAAAGAATATATCAGAGCAGCTATTGCAGATCCGCATGACTTTGTGGGTCTTGACTCAGAAACTACTTCGCTATATCCACGCAACGGGCATGTCTTAGGTATTAGCCTTTCTTATACAGATGATCTTGGCGCTTATATTACTACAGAATGTTTCGATGAAGAAATCGAGGCACTGCTACAAGAATTATTTGATAAGAAGCGCATTGTATTCCATAACGCTAAATTCGATATGGCGTTCTTCCAGTACCATTTTGGTTGGAAGTTCCCACGATTTGATGACACAATGCTTCTACACTATCTCCTAGATGAAAATCCAGGAACTCACGGCTTGAAGCAACTTGCACTTCGTTACACTAAGTACGGAGACTATGAAAAAGAACAGGGTGAATGGATTGCAAACTATTGCAAATCTCATGGTATTCTAAAAGATAATTTCACCTATGATCTTATCCCCTTCGATATTATTTATCGTTATGCGGCGATCGACTCGGTTGTTACTTTCTTGCTTTTCAAGAAGTTCTTGCCTCCAGTTGAGCGCAATAAAAAGCTGCTGAATGTTTATAACAAGATCCTTATTCCTGGCTCACGTTTTCTAACTGATATTCAAGATAACGGAGTTCCGTTTGATAAGTCTCGTCTAGTGAAAGCCCAAGCATTGATGCAAGCTGATATTGATGAAGCTATAGCAGAACTTTATAAGCATGAAGTAGTAGGCCAATTTGAAACTTACCAAGGTAAAACCTTCAACCCTAATAGTGTTATGCAGCTTCGAGTTCTTTTGTTTGACTTCCTAAAGTTGAAGCCAACGGGTAAAAAAACAGATACGGGCAAGCACTCTACAGATGCCGAAGTTCTAGAGCAACTTAGTAGCGAGCATGAAATTCCTAAGCTGATTTTGAATATTCGTCAAAAGTCCAAGATTAAGAATACTTATCTCGATAAGATTATTCCGCAGCTTGATAGGGACTCTAGGCTTCGTACTAACTTTAATTTGCACTCTACTACTAGTGGTCGACTTTCTTCTAGTGGAAAACTAAATATGCAGCAGCTTCCACGGGACAATCCTATTGTTAAAGGTTGTATCAAAGCAAGTCCGGGTCATAAGATAGTTTCGATGGACTTGACCACTGCAGAAGTTTATGGCGCTGCAGTACTATCAAACGATAAAGCCCTTATGGATGTATTCCGCCAAGGTCTTGACTTCCACTCTAGTATTGCTAAGAAAGTGTTTAATCTACCTTGTGAAATTCCAGAAATTAAGGAACTTTACAAAGATCGACGTCAAGCTGTTAAGGCAGTTACCTTCGGTATTCTCTATGGTGCTGGAGCCAATAACATTAGTGAGCAGATTACTAAGGAAACTGGCAAACACTTCTCTAAGAGTGAAGCTCAAGAAGTTATTGATGATTATTTTGATGCGTTTCCTAAACTCAAAAAGTGGATTGAAGATAATCAAGAGTTCATTGCTCAAAATGGGTTTACTTACAGCTTCTTTGGCCGTAAACGTCGCCTAGGCAATGTGGCTTCTACAGATGCTGGTACTCGTAGCCATACTATTCGTTCGGGACTTAACTTTCTAGTTCAATCAATCTCTAGTGATATTAATCTACTAGGCGCTATTGATATGAATGGCTTTCTAAAAGCTAAAAAGATGAAGTCCCGTATCTTCGCACTAGTACATGACTCCATTCTAGCAGAAGTTCCTGAAGATGAGATTGAGCTATATAAGGAAAATCTACAGAAGTTTATTCAGTTAGATCGTGGGCTAAGTATCCCAGGTTGCCCGATTGGTTGTGATTTTGAAATCGGGGACGACTACTCTACTGGTAAATTTGAGGAGAAGTATGAAGACTTGGCATGAGTATAAAAATCAAATACCACTTAATATGGTCCGTAGTTGGGAGG